CCAGTAAGAGTAATACTACCGGCGTGATCACTATCGCAAATAGGGCTAAACTTATTAGCAAAAACACCATAAATAGAATTAAGAAGAATTTTAATAACGTGCTGGATGGTGTCAGCTCGTTCCATATTAAACTTACACGTTTTGTACTCATCTGTATCTGGGGGTAAATTACTTAGTTGTTTTTTGTATTCAATGTATTGGTTCTTATTTCTTACACGTTCACTATAAAGACCATCAATCAATGAAGGCACAACGCCTTTTTTCTTTTGAGTATATAAAACATTAGCTTTAGATATAGCTAACTTTTCTATCTCCATAAACTTTTCAAGTTTATCGAGTGGTACCGTCTTTTCTGCACCACTAGCTAATAATAACGTTGCTTCTGTATCTGTCTTGCGTACGATTTTGCCTATTTTAGTTTCTGGTGATATATTGAGAGTAATAATGGTGTTAGGGTATAGAGAGTTAGCGTCATAACTCACAATAGCAGTCTTTAAACCGCGTTCAGGATCTCTAACGTACCCACCTTCGATTTCATCTCTAGTAGGACCAGACACAAACGTTGGTATAACCAAACCGTGCTTGTATGCTTCTAAAGCAACACAACCGGTAACAATTTGAACTTTACCTAAAGCAGCTTCAAAGCTAGTTAAACCTTTGTAAGCTAACATACGTATGATCTTAAAAAACTGTAGTTTCTTTTCCATTCGTACTAACAGATCAACGTCTTGAATATTATAGTCTACAAAGTTTTTCCAATCGCTACCGGCTAAAGCGGCTAGGTTAGTAGCGTTAATAGCTAGTTTACCTTCACCTAGTTCATGTTGTGCTACAAAGTTTAGTGCATATGACTCTAATAAACCACGTGCAAAGCCTTTATACACTTCCATGTAGTCCATAGCTGATATACCGTGAATGTACCAACGATCTAGCTCTTGACCTTTAACAAAGATACCTTTACGACACCAAAGACTTTTTAATGGAGATAAACGCTTTGCAGCATCTTCACCTAATAAGTTATTGATACGATTAATAGTATAAGGAAAGTCGAAAAAGTCCGTGTTCCACCCGCTAAGAATATCTGGGTAATAATCGTTTTCCCAGAACTCTAGAAACTTATTAAGCAAATCCACCTCACTACGACACTCTGTATATACAACATTGTCGCGTGTTGGTGTATAAGGTTTTTCACCCCAAGTATAAAACGTATCAGATAAGTTGTCATATATGGTTATAAGGTTAATAGGGTGCTTTGCATCCTTAGCTTCAGGAAACTCATCTGGCGAGTAAACTTCGATATCAAGAAAGCAAACCTTTAACGGGTTAGCAGAAAACTCAGGTTTTTCGTAGTCATCTTTATACTTTTCGATAAGAAACTGTTGCTCTACCTGAATATTGTGATATAAACGTTTAATAGCACCATCTTGTGCAGACTTATTACGTTCATACGAGTTCTTAAATACCTTCTTCTTTAACTTAGTGTTAAAAATAGATATAGCATCGTGATTGTCCTGATTAGTCTCTACATAAAAGTAAGGACTATACAGTTCTTTCTTAACAACCCGTTTACCGTTTTTGTCCCAGGTAAATAGGTATGCAGAAGATTCTCTTGAGTTATAATATACGTTACGATACACAAAACATATTATGTACCATTTTACAAACTAATCAAGAAGGAAAGTAAACTTTCATATGCTCATCAATGTGATCTTCTAACCAATACTTGGTTGCAACCTTACGAGCATCATCCGACTCATTTAAGTACATTCTACGATCTTTTAGTAGCTTCTTAGCTAGATCCATCATTTCATCAGGAGTATTAAACCGTAGAGGTGCTACAGGATCTGTATTGTATGGTGGAGCATCTTGGCATAAACATGGAATACCTAATGCACCTGCTTCAAGATACTTAATGGGTGCTTTTGCATAGTTAAACCTGTTATTTTGTAAAGGTGCAAATGCTAAGTTTAAGTTTAACGAATCAAACGTATAACTATACTCATACAAGCTCTTCCAAGGTACATATTCAACTTCACCAGCTGCAATTAAATCTTGCACACCGAAAGGAGCGGCTCCAAAAAACACCCACTTGTAATCTTTGTAAGTCTTACGAATAATATCAGTAAATGGTTCAATATCATCTACCACTCCAGGCAAGCGCTGTACATTAAGGTGGGTTGGACTACCAACATAACCGATACGAGGACGTTTCTTGTTGCGATCAAAGTTCTCCGCCACTCTTTGTTTACTGTAAAAACGATCCATCCAAAACTTAGGTAGGTAGTTAGGTACTACAATAGCGGGTACACCAGTCTTTTCTGTATAATAATCTGCCATGTACTTGGTAGGGCAAGTAATAGCATCACAGAGCTTAATAATCTCTATTGCTGTTTTACCAATAATAGGGTTAACAAATGCTTCTCTAGACTTGTTGTATAATGGAATATCTTCTGGGAAAATAACGTCATCGATTTCATAATACAGTTTAAACTTGCTTCCATTATCAGAAGTATGTCTTAAGAACTTAGCAAACTGAAGTTGTGGTTCAGTGACTTGACGTTGTATCTTAACTGATTGTATATTTTGATACTGTCTTGGGTCAAGTATCATCATCGTAGAGTTCTGTACAACTCCTTTACCTGAAGAGTTGATTATAGATTCTGGCCAGTGCATACGCCAAAAACCGCATCCACCATGGTCAGCAGCAAAGCTCATTGCCATCTTTGTAGGTGGTACGCTTGGAAGTACTGGTTGAGAGTTAGGTGTAGTTACCCCTAAAGTAGGAGCTCCTAATGGTAATGCTGGTGCACCGATTACGAATGAGTTATTCATTATTAAAGTTGTTTGATCTTACTGTTATGCCGTTTTTCTTTTCTAGGAATATGATTTCACCACTTGTACAGTACTTCATACTTTCCTTGCGGTGTGATATTATATACACTGCCTCTTGGTACTTTTCCACTCTATCCCGTATTATATCCAATACTAGTTCAATACCTTTTTCGTCTAAAGACGAATCAAGTAGTTCATCAAATACAGATATATTTAACCATACATTAGCTTGTGCTCTACGGATATCTTGAAACGCAAATATCATTGCAAGATCGATAGCTTTACGTTCAGCTCCAGAGAAGTTAAAATAACTACATACTGCACCACGTTCATTAGTGATAGTTTCTTCAAAGAACTCATTAAACTTAACTGTACTGTTACTTTCAAGCTTCTTAAGATAGTAAGCAAGTCTAAGATTGAGTACCTCTAATATCTTTTTAACAATAAACGATTTTACACCTTCTTCAGAAGTAATAAACTTAGCTGATTCAATAATATCGATCTTAATCTGTAGTTCATCTACTTTAGCTTTTACTTCAGATATACGGTCTTCAATCTTTTTAATATTGTCTGTATATACATTATCCTCGTTATTAAGAGCATCAATATCTACTACAAGTTGAGATTGCCATACATTGAGTTGATTTAAACGATTATTAATGTTTTCTACTTCTTTTTTACGAATATTAAAATCGTTTATCTTTTTCTGTGCATTAGTAATATGAGTCTCAACTTTATTTAACTGACTTTGTGCTTCTACTAAAAGTGGTTTTTGAGTATTAACAATCTCTGTATATTTTTGTATTTCTGCATGACACTCTGCTTTATCTTTTTCGTATTGAGTATTAGTTGCTTCAGCGAGATCTTTACCGCAATGTGGACATTTACTATCTACTTTTTTAAGTTTTTTAATACGGTCATTATTAAGCTTAATATGGGTTTCTGCTTCAGTAATAAGCTTATTAACCGCAGCTATTTTACGATCGCATAAAGTTTCAGCAGTTTTAAGGGCTGCCATATTATCTAATATCTTTTTCTCAGCTTCAGTATCGACTGATTCGAGCTTACCGATCTTTTCGTTAATAAGCGCAATCTCTTGCTGATTGTTACGCTGACGAGTAAGTAGTACTTCTTTACGTTTTAACTTACTCTCTTCATAAACTTGTTTTTGTTTAATACTATCTTGTAAAGCTCTATCATTTTCGTCTACCTTAGCGTGTTCAACATCTAATAAACGTTTTACTTCATTAAAGTCAAAACGAGCAATACTTAACATATTGCTAAACACTTCTAAACCAAGTATACCCTCAATAAACTTACGTTTCTCGATCTTTTTCTGAGCCATAAACGGAACTGTATTGTTTATGGTCATTACTACACTATTCTGAAATACTTCTGGTGAAGTGTCAATAATATCAATAATATATTCAGTTGTTTGTGGTACACCTGAACGGGTTTTATCTTCTCCGTTTACGAAGAGAAAACATTTGGTAGGATTAAGTGTTCTTACTATTTTATATTCTGTCTTAACATGATTAACATCTGTAGTAAACTCGATCTCTACTTCACAAACATCTTCTGGATAGAGATTATTGACAATATTCTCTTTTTTAAGCTCTCTAATAGTAGAGCCGTATAGAGCAAAATGAATAGCATCTGCAATAGTAGATTTACCTACACCGTTAGCACGATCTGCCTTGTCTAGATTGCGGCCAGTAATAATGTTTAAGCCTGGCTTAAAATCTACAGTAACCGGGCGTTTACCAACAGATAAAAAGTTAGTTATCTTTAAAGACTTAAAAAATACGTACTGCATTAGAGATCATTATAATCTCTAGCTATTCTTTTTCAACGTGTTTAGAAAATATTTTGCAACCGCACTTGTTGTACAGTTTTCGTAAAGTGCTTTCCTGAAAGTTTCAATGTACTGTTCATACACTTTAACTGGATCTGTTTTCTTCTGAAGCAAGCTCATTACCTCTTGACATTCCTTTTTAGGAAACGTTGCCATGGTTAATGAAGGGCAGTTTTCTATATTATAAAACACAGGAATACATCCGTTACCAAGTATTTCGTAATGTCTTAAACAGTCCCAACCAGCTTTTTTAACTGTTACTCCAAATCTCGATTGATTATAATCATTATAATAATCTTTTTCGTTTTTGTATATGTATGTACTCTTATCTAAAGGAGTAATAAATGCCCCATTACGTGTTTTATTCGTGTTGAAGTTAACTTTAGAATCTGGTATAGCAAAAGTAATAGGAAACAAACGGTCTTTTTGATAAACAAGTTCTCTCTTAAAATACATTATACCGCGATTATAAACCGGGTGTATATTTGTTTCATCTTCACCGTCTACTGCTACAACTTTATCAAACGGGTAATATTTTAATATATCATCGATATAATCATTACATCTCCAAATAGAACCATACACAATAAGATCGTAGTGTTTGTTTTTTATCTTAGAAGTAATATCAGTACGATCAACTTCTAAATCTGGCAACACACGGGTTACTGTCATACCCATACCATAAAGTTTACTAGCCTTTTCAGCATCATAAGTGTCGTAGTTATGGGCTTGTTTATTATAGTCTACTACATCTGCACCGTATAACTGTTTCAAGCCTATCAACAACGCATCGTTTTGATAGTCTACGTGATCGCCTTTTGTTAAATAAAGTATTTTCATAAATGTTTTAATAATGACTTAACTCTAGACATAGCAGTATGATACTTTGATACTTTATCAAACCCAGCTTGCGCTATCTTAAGTCTTTCATCTTTGTGTTCAGTATAGTAGTTAACTTTATTGATACAATCATCTAAAGAATCAAAATAAACAATCTCTTTACCTTCTTCAAATATTAAATCAATACGAGTACCTGGTTCAGGTCTATCAGCAATGACCATTCTATTAGCTAGCATGCCTTCAAATATACGTCGTGTAACCTCTTTATATTGACTGTTTTGTAATACTATTTTACCTCTTCTAAGATATGATGAATGTTCTAAAGCATGCAACCCGCTACGAGTATCAAAACGTTTACCTAATCGGGCTCTTACACTTTGAAAAAACTTGTCAGAAACATCTCTAGTACATACAGCATCTAAATCAGGTTCAATGCTATACACTCTTTCAGGATACATATCAGTATCTGCAAAGTGCGGAAACCACATAGCATTATAGCCTTGGGAGTTGTATGTAGCACAACATCTAATATCTGGAGATAAAATAATATCAAAGTTACCAGCTTTAGCTTTAATATAGTTGTTATTAAAGCTTTGAGGGTCATCTCCAGACTCTAATACCCATATTGCAGATGGGAATGAGCTCTTTTTAAGTAACGGGCTTTGAAAGCGTCCATAATCAAAGTTAATAATAACATCTGGTACAAATGTACCATTGTTTGCGTCTGTTAGTAATGCTTTTAACCCGTCTTCCGAGTATTGATCTTCAACAGTCATTGAAGAGTAACATTTTGTAGTGTGTCCTAGTTTGTCAAAAGCATTTTGTATGGCTATTGAAGTATTCCAAACATCTTGAGGGGTTCTAGGATATAAAAACGAAATGTTCATTTAAAGTATATACGGTTTGAACTGTTTAAATCCACCTGATTTGAACGGCTCGTTATTCCATTTATCTGCTAAAATATTACCCTGTTTGTTCATGTTCTCTGGGGTATAATCTGTTCTAGAAGAGCCTTTAGCAGATGTACCACCTACTTTATGTTTAACTCTAGCACTGGTTAATACACCATGTAACAGTTTGTTTCTTTCTAAACACATTGAGTAATCATTATCTTGATAAAAGAAAAAGAAACGTTCATCAAGATAACCTATAACTTCAAATACTCCGCGTCTTGCTGCAAATATACAACCAAACAAGTGTAAAGATGTTTCATACCCATAATAAAGTTTATTATCATCAGGAAAATACTGTTTAGTATGACGATGCCAATTTCTATCAATAGGGCTAATAGAACTGATAGTAGAGTTGGTTTCAAACTCTTTTACGATGTTTTGTATACAGTTTTCTTGTATTATTAAATCGTTATTAGGGCCTATTATATAATCTGATTTACAACGGCTTAAACCTATATTAAAAAACTGGTTATAGTTAAACTCGTAAGGGGGTATTATTACCTCTACTTTAGGTTGATTATAATCTCTATTAAAGGTTTTATTAGTTTCAATAACAAATATATTGTTAATGAGTTCATCAGCTGTATTAATATAAGAATCAATACATCTTTTAGTTACTTCAAAGCTCTTGTCATCGTTAACAAGAGATAAAATGATTACATCAACTTTGCTCATTAATAAAACTTTCTACATCTGGGTGCCCGTCATATTGATGAAATACAGCTGGTACATTGCTCTTATTCCATTTAGTTTGTATGCTAACTTGTGCTAAGTTTAGTACAGTTGTTTTAGACCCTATTTCGTATCTGTATTGATCAAAACGAACCACCTTATTAAGTATGGCCTGATCTATATTAGCATAGTTTCCTATTCTACCTAATATAATAGAAGTATCTAAACACATTTCTTTTAATAAACCTATACACTGAGATCTCCAACCAAGTATGGCTCCTCCATTAATAATCTCATACTTTTGTAACAATCCGTATATGTCTTGATTATAACATAAGTTTATCCAAGTAGTATTAGTCTGACAGTTACGTATTATCTGACCTTCCCCAAATACCATTGGTTTTACTGAAACGAAATCAAATATGTTTTTATTAAAATAAACATCGGTAAAATCACACAAAAACACATTATCAGCTGTAGAAATTTTACTGCAATACAGATAAAAGAAAATAACTTTAAGTGTATAAGGTGATAGTTTCATATCCACATTATACTTTTTCGCTATTTGATCAGCATCAACAAAGTTACAGTTATTTTTCTTGAGATAATCTAGTACATCTTGCTTAAGATTGTAGCCTATAACAGTGACAGTATTGTTAGTTTTTACAGCTGACTTAACAAAGTTTTCTATACCTTTGTTAAGACTGTAGTTCTGTCCATATGTAATGATTTCGTTCATTTACGGTATTTTATTTGTTTAAGTATATTTAAAACCTCGTTTTGAGTATAGTTTTTAGGTTCGTTCGGATAGTGTCCGTGTTTAGTCTTGTAAAGCTCTCTACCACCGTACACGTTCTTATGCCATTGTTCTTTCTTGTCTGCAATAGATGAGTTATCGATAGCACCAGGAGCTTCTTCGAGGTATTTCTCACTATCAGCTATATCAGCAAACCACCAAAATGGAGGATGGTAACCAGCTAGTGCAATACGATAGGTATGGTCTACGTGTTCCCAAGCATTATAAAACTGCTCGTCAATATAGCCTACCTTCTCGAGTACTTCTCTTGTAAAAAACGAAAACATTGCTACTGTATGAGTATATAATGCAATCTTAATTTCTCCAGGATACTCAATAACAATACGAGGATTAACAGGACTCTTTTGATCGAGTAAATGTCTATTATGAAGATCAAACTCTATGTTTTGTTTACGGTTAAATGGTGAACCAGGTCCGTAGTTAAAATGTTGTATACCGGTTTCTTGATATGCTTCAATGTATTTCATAAATACATTTTTATCTTTAATAAGCATATCATCTTCAATAATAAAAATATAATTACAACCAGCATCATAAAGATACTTCATTGCTTTGTTTTTAGATTTACCTACACCAAGATTGACTTCATTCTGTAACCAAGTACCTGGTACCTCTATTTGATTTTCAGCCTTACCGTCGTTAACTACGACTAAAGCATCTACCACGTCCATAGGAAGTGTAGTTATTAAAGCTTTTAAGTAGTTGTTTCTGTTACAGGTAATAATACCAACACCGATTTTCATGTTAAAAATACATCCTTATATTGGTTAATTACATTGTTAGCACTAAACTTCTCTGAAAACATGTCCCAGTTTTGACTACGTAAATACTGCACATCTAGACCTTCCATAATGTTAACTAGACTGTTATAATCATGATAAAGTATAGCTTTATCTCCTAAATGATCTATATGAGCGGTATCGTAACCAAGATTGGTTTCTCCACTCCATGGCATTTTACCGCTCCAGGTCATCACAGGTTTGTTATGAGAGGAAAACTCTCCTACTGCTAAACCAAATGTCTCTCCCATATGACGAGCATGTATCATAATGTCACATGCATTAATAAAATTAGATATACCAACATCATTAGTTATCCACGGAAAAAACATAGCTCTATCATGTTTAATAAAAGCATTAGTAGATAAAAATAGGAAGTAAACATCGTTTCTTGTTTTAAGAATAGTTTCTACTGCTCTATGTACAAATGCTAAATCAAATGAATCATTACCTCCGTGTCTACCAATAACTAAAGCATCTTTAGGTATGCCTAGTGCAGCTTTAATATCTTTATTAGGTGCTACCTTATTAATAATATGGGGTACAAACTTGTTTATATTGTATTTTTTAGCTAAGTTTTCTGATATAGCAGCATAAACACTTCCATGAGGCTCACTACAGTTAAAAACACAATGTATACCTGTTTTACAGTTATCTGGTGTAATGTGATCTATAGTACCAGATTTAAACATGTATAGGAAGTCTATTTTTTTATCATCTACTACTCTGCTTATATCAGTTTTTACTACAGAAGCAAGAGATACTTCTACTTTAGAATCGTATGTAATGACTTCAAACTCTTTAGATATTTTTTCAATACCCTCGTTAGCATTCATACTAGAGGTAACAAATGTTACGTTGTGACCAAGTATATCTCTTAGTGCTAGACCGTAATCATAGGTTACGCGGGTAGAACCGCGGTTATCGAATTGATTTGAGTGTAAGGCAATATTCATATTACATTTTTACTGCTCTGGAATAAAGATCGTTAACATAAAGTTTAGTTGCTTCTTTGTTTTTTACATCCATTAACTCAACAAACTCGTCAATAGACTTCTCTACACTTATGTTAAACTCCTTATTAGCAGCTTCTTCAATATTAATTTTACTTTGTTCAGTGACATCATGCTCCATTGTGAACTCTACAGGTTTAACTGCAACGAGTTTACGTACTATGGTTTCTAAAGTGATCGGATCTACAGGTTTATCGACAATAAACTTAACGATATTACCTTGTATAGCAGCTTTAAGCGTTTCCGGTGTATATATGCCGCTAGTAAGTTCAGTATACTGTAATCGTCTATAAGACGGAGAAACATTATTTTCTATAAACTTGTAACTCAAATCAGCAAGATCTAATATATACAAACCTTTAGTTGTACCAAAGTCACCCCAATCCTGTTGATACGGACAACCTACATAAAGTATAGTACCGTCTTTATATTTGCGCTCTTCTCTGTGGTGAAAATGACCAGTAATAGTTAAAGGTGCTCTATCAGTTAAATCAGATGATTTTAACCCATTTGTACATACTTTAAACGAGTTCATCTTAAAGCTGTTAACTTCAAAATGACCAATGATTAAATCACACTTAAGTACTTCATTAATATCTTGACCCCAAGGACAAAATGCTATTTTTCTTCCTTGGAGTGTTTCGACGGTAAGAGTGTCAACAACAGTAATATTACTCCAACCACGAAGAATGGATACGGAATTAACAGTAGAATTATCCCGGTAGTAAGCATCGTGATTACCCACGGTAATAATGATATTAAAATCACGCAATACATCAAAAATGTCAGTAACCACGTGAAGAGTATTAACAGCAATGTCATTACGATCATGAAATATGTCTCCTGGTATTATTATGTCTTGTATACCGTTCTTTTTAAACTGTTCAGCAGCCCATTTTGCATGATCTAGAGCAATCTTGTGCCAGGTTGCGCTGTTACGATGTACACCATAATGAGGATCTGAAAATATACCGACTTCTGAGTTTTTAATCAACATGTTTATTAATAGGGTTTACTGGGTCATCGATACCTACTTGAGGTCCAATGGCGCTATATACTTCTTCTTGATATGCTGCTAGTGTGTCTCTCATACGTTTTTCTTTCTTAATACGAGAACGCCAGCAGTTAAAGGCAATAGAGTTAAAATATGAAAAAGGATTAAAGCCTTTGTCGAAGTTATACTTCTTATCTTTTAATGCATTAAACATATTGATAAGAGAGTCTCCAATAGCTTCTTCTTTAAATGTATAGTTAATAAAGTTAGATGCATGTGCTAACCCATAAGCAATATTGCGTATCATAATGGCGAGATTATCACTCATTACATTAGTTGCGTAATATTTTCGAAGTTCTTCTGTAAATTCAGCTGGGCTCACATAGTATACCTTTTTAGCTTTAGCAGATTCACTTAATGGCTTCTTAGGCTTATCTGCTTTAGCTATTTTAGTTATTTTTACAGTCGACGGCCCTTCAGACTGCTTCAGTAATTGTTTTTTCGGTAATTTTGATTTTTTCAAGGTCATAAAATTCTTTTCGTTTGTCGTAGTGCTTAATACCATAAATTAAATCATCGACAATATCGACCAATGTCAATATGTCTTTGTTTTCGTGAACACGTAATCCACGACCAATAGACTGTAGAGTTTTAATTTTTGATTTACCGCCTGCAGCAAACACTATATAATGTATGTTTTTTATAGAAATGCCAGTAGAAAATATCTTACTAATGGCAATACACACAACATTATTATGTTGTTCCATGATTTCTTGTACTCTGCGGCGTTCTTCCACCTCTACGCTACCCTGTATAAAGTATACCTGTTTATCCGTTAAAGTAGATAGCTCTTTATAGAGATTGTCTCCATGAGCTATATGATCTATAAGAATAAGACAGTTGTTTTTAAAGTTATGAGCTAGTTGTCTGATTACTTTGTTTCTAAACTTATTGTTATGTATATAATCTAGTTCTAGCAAGTATCTTTGTGCAGAAGATACAGCTGTATAATCTGGTTTAAAGTCGTAATTAAGTTTAATAGCTAAGCATTGTGCATTAGCAATATACTCCCCACCAGCAGCTTCTCTTAACTCCGTAGTTGTCTTTTTAAATACAACCGGACCAATAAAGTTGTTAATATTCCATGTATCGATATTATTTTCTGGTAACGTACCTGTAAAACCAATACGTCTTAATGTAGGTACTTTGTCAAGTAGTTTGCAAACCTTATTACCTCTACGTAGTTTATGACATTCATCTACAACTAATAAACCTACTTTACTAAACCAACTAATATCTGAGTTCTTACTCTGTAATATACCCATATTAGCAATAATAACCCGAGCATTAGGGTCTATTTCAGTATTGCCGGTCCACTTACTTACTATTTCCATAGGAAAGTTATAAGAAGTAAAGTCTTTATGAGTTTGAGACACTAAACCTAAGTCTGGAACTACTATTAATATTTTTTCAGTAGGTTCTATTTGATGTAATGCAGCATATACCAAGTTAGCAATGATTAAAGTTTTACCACCACCTGTTGCTAACTCTACAACTCCGTAACCATTGTCTAGTGCTTTACTAACTGCTGTTTCTTGGTAGTCTCTAAGTTTAAATTCACTACTTAATGTTTTAAACCTATCAGGGTCGAGTATATGAGTCTTTTGTACGATGTCTTTATATTCTTGATTAACTTTAATCTCAAACGGTATGTTCTGATTGTTTAAAAACTCTATAATACCAGGTACTAAACCAATACCACAATACCCTGCAGGTGTAATAGCATATATGCGCTGAGGAATGAACCTAGCAAAACGATTAAAACGAGCACCCGGGTTCTTAACACTGAAGTGCTCTTTTATATTAGGAAGATATTCTGAAACGATTTTTACTTCCTTACGCTTTGGGTCATATTGGAACTCAACTACCATTATGTTGTCTCAAGTTTTTGTAAATCTATTACGTTTTTATAGTCGTACGTTAACGAGCTGGTTAGTTTTTCTATTTTTTCAAGGTACTCTAAGATTATCTTCACTTGATCAATACAAGCATTAATAGAAACAATCTCATCATCCCCTGCTATAGCTTGTTCTTGAGCCGTTTTTGACAGTACTACAGGAGAGTTAAATGCTTTAGTTTTAATCTTTTGCTTCTTGGTATATTCTAACTTGAGTAGTGCACTCTTGTATTGCATTGTTTTTGCAACCCACTTATGTTTAGTAGTAGGTGCTAACATAGCTTTTTCTTTAATGGATAGTTCATCCATTTTAATATCATTAGTAAGTTCAGATTGAAAGTCACTAATAATTTTATCTATATTGAGTAAGTCCATAAATCTTACTAAGTATATATTATAAAATTAATAAATCTACGTGAAAAACTTTAATATTTTGTATACTAAGCTTTTAGAAGACATGACAACTGGTAGTGCTTTTGGTGCAGACCAGGCTCATGCTCCTGTAACAGGACAATCAAGTGATTTTTATGCACCAGGAGATGCAAGAAATATATGGGGTACTGGTAGTAAAAAACCTAAAAAGGACAAAAAGAAAAAAATGAATGGTGAGCCTCAACCGTTACTTCCATTACAACGTAGAACATTTCCAAAAGGGATGTAAGTAGGATGCATGGACATAGGCCATTGGACAACAAATGAAACTTTCAACAACGATATTTTGCCTTACGGTTTTATTTATCGTATTACAAAC